TAAAGAGATTGAGGGTGTCTGGGATGAAGACGACACAAAAACTGTACTCGAAGCTAAGTGCGACGCAGCAACAAACATTGCACAGTATTGGGTGGAGGTAGCCGAATGTACTACCGCCAAACTAGCATTCAGTTGTCCTAGCCTAGATAACTTTAGGCGACGTGTGCATCCCATGTACAAACACAACCGCAAAACAGAAAAGCCCGAACACTATTATGAGATAGAAGCTTATTTAAAAGATAAATTTCCTAATGAAACGGGAGTTTACGTTGAAGGGGATGACATCCTTGGTATGCATATGTCTAAGAGTGATGACTGGGTCGCTGTTAGTACAGATAAAGACATCCGCACGGTTCCTGGTAAATTTATTAGGATACGACATAATGGTACAATTGACCGATATGACAGTACTGAGGCTGAAGCTAACCACTTTTGGATGTGGCAAACTTTAACGGGGGATACTGTAGACGGGTACAAGGGGTGTCCGGGGTGCGGAGTCAAAGGCGCTGATGCTTGTCTTCCAAGGTCCGGCGCGCGTATCGACCAACTGTGGCACGCCGTGCTTCAACGTTATCAAGAAGCATGGACCAAACCAACGTACCGAAAAAAGTTTATTACTGGACACTATGTTGATGAAGCGCTAATGAATGCCCGAGTTGCTAGGATTTTACGTCACGTAGATGAATGTAAGGGCGGGCCTCTAGCTGATGAACCTATTTTGTGGAAACCTTGAATGAATAGTGTTACAAAAAAGATGAAGAACCAAATGATAGGTGGCAATCACTACCTTAACACAACAATACAACCATGGGATGTTGTACGTTCATGGTCACACCCTAATGCTTCTGGGTTTGAAAACTATTTGTACGGTAACGTACTAAAGTACCTTCAACGATACAGAAGAAAAGGACACCCGAAGCAAGACCTTGAAAAAGCAAAACACTATCTCATGGCTTTAATAGAGGAACTCAGCAATGAACATTGTTGAATTACCGACCAAAGAAACAATTAATATAGTGCGAGTAGTGTGGAAAGATAATAGTAGTAGTGAGTTTACAGCGGAAGGAATAGAAGTAAACGACGTTGTAATGTGGCTTTCAGAACCTGATGGTACACTTCATGTTATCCCAACAAATAATTTTCATTGCCTTACTATAAAAGAAAAGGAGGTAGACCGTGGGGCCAAGCACTGAGATTGGAGAATGGATACACTCATGGAAATACCGACAAAAAGGTGAAGCCTTTCGAGAGTTTGCCAATCGAGTAGCTGGGGCACTGACTGATAATCCGGAACACTTTAAAGAGTTTCGGTCTATCTTAAATGAACAACGATTTCTTCCGGGAGGGCGTATTCAATCCGCCGTAGGGAGTGCCCGAGAAGTCACACCATACAATTGTTTTGTCATCGACACTATCCATGATGACACCAATAGTATACTAGGGGCACACAGTGACGCATTCCACACAATGCGACTGGGCGGTGGAGTGGGTTATGACTTCTCCAACATACGACCCAATGGTGACCGCATTAAGTCCTTGGACTCTATCGCATCCGGACCTGTATCGTTCATGGGAATGTTCGACGCTGCGTGTAAAACCATTTCATCTGCGGGACATCGACGCGGGGCGCAAATGGGCGTACTACGAGTTGACCACCCCGACATACAAGAGTTTATACATGCCAAACAAAACTCCGACAAACTTACCGCGTTCAACATTTCCGTTGCAGTCACTGATGACTTCATGCGTGCGGTACGTGATGGAGGTAGTTTCACTCTACACCATGACGGTGAAAAGCGTGGTAGACTCGTTGCGCGAGACCTTTGGGAACAGATTATGCGCAGCACATGGGACTGGGCAGAACCTGGAGTCATCTTCATTGATAGAATTAATGACTTCAACAACCTCAAGTACTGCGAAAGTATTGCAGCCACCAATCCATGCGGGGAACAGCCGTTACCACCCAACGGTGCATGTCTACTCGGTTCGTTCAATCTTGTAAAATACGTACAAAAACTAGATGTTGGTTACGAGTTTAATTACGTTGAATTCAGTAATGATATTATGCCCGTCGTGCGGGCTATGGATAACGTCATTGATTACGCTACGTACCCTTTAGATGCACAAGAAGTTGAAGCTATTGCCAAAAGACGTATGGGAATTGGTGTTACTGGACTAGCCAATGCAGGGGAAACCCTAGGTTTTCCATACGGTTCACCACGGTTTATTGAGTTTACAAAAAATGTTATGGAGTGCTTGCGGAATAACACATACGCATCGTCAGCACTCCTCGCTAAGGAAAAGGGTGTTTTTCCTTTGTATGAAGAAGATGAATACCTACACAAAGGAACGTTTGCGTCAACGCTACCAGATTGGGTAAAGGAACTAATTAAAACTTATGGTATTCGTAATTCTCATTTGACTAGCATTGCACCTACTGGAACAATTAGTATTGCAGCAGACAACGTGTCATCTGGGATTGAACCAGTGTTTAGCTTAAGGTATGACCGTACTATCCAAACAGAGACTGGACAACGTGTAGTGCCTGTCGTGGACTATGGTAAGCGTGTGTTTGGTGTAGATGGCAAAACTGCTACTGAGTGCACAGCCGATGACCACTTAGCAGTCCTGTTGGAAGCACAAAAATACGTAGATTCTGCGGTTAGTAAAACATGCAACGTGTCACCAGACATGGAATGGGAAGACTTTAAGGCCATATACATGAAAGCGTGGGAAGGTGGGGCTAAAGGATGCACCACTTTTAATCCCGGAGGTAAGCGCTTTGGTATCTTAGTTGCACCCACTGACCCAAAAGATGAAGAACCATTGGCATGCTATGTTGACCCTGAAACTGGGGAACGTAGCTGCGAATAGTTTACTACAGGGGACTTCGGTCCCCTTTTTTTGTTCCCCAATATACCATACAGAACCAAGAACTAAGAACACACACTATGAAAAACATACCACAGTACTCTAATGACCTTATTGAAATGCTAGATGAACAAGTAAAACACCCTGAGTTACCGTACAACATGAAAGGGTGGGCGGGGCTTAACGAAGGTGAACTTCGTAGAGGTGCATTTATCGCGGGTCAGCGTGCTTTAGTTAATGATTTAGTCCAAGCGCTAAGGGAAGACAATGGAATTGATACACATGACGGAGGACAGTCCCCAATGGACTCAACTGGACAAAAACGTGAGTCAATGGCACCCGTACACTTGGCCTCTAGTGATTTTGAAGAAATCCACAGTCCTATTCTCCGTCGAGAAGACATCTCCGACTAGTCCTAATATCCCTGTAGCATACGTGTGGTTCACTCCACTTTGTGAAGAACCCAAGATTGCGTGGGCTTTACACGCATGTTCTGACCCTAAGTATCAAGGCAGGTGGCTAACATTGCCTATTTTAGTTAATCTACTAGGGTACGCTTACATAGATTTGCAGGCTGATTTATTGCTTGCTACTCATAAGAACCCAGAATACCGAGACATTCTTAAACGTATTGGATTTGAATGTACCGGGGGTTTCTCAAACATACTGAATATGGAGGTACCCAATGGGGTTCTTGACAAGTTTATTCGGAGGTGGGGAAGAAGACACACCAATGCCTGAAGCACCCAAAGTTGAAGAAGCCCGCAGGGACATTGACCCCAACATGTCCGAGGGTCTTGCGGAGGCGCGACGGACTAGGCAGCAGATTCAAGCCCGAACTGGGCGTAGTGACTTAGTCACGTCTAGGCGCACCGGTATTAATATCGTGGGTGATGATGAGGAGATAGCATAATGGGGTTCGTTGGAAAAATTATGGGCGGTAAAAAAGAACCGGCTGCACCAACTGTATCCCCAACGCCCGACACATCAGTTCGGCAAGAAGAACCCGGAGGTCTAGCCCCCGGAGAAAATACACGCCGACTCCAAGCCACTCAACGTAGTCAACTTGTCTCAGGCCGAGACGGGACACCTACTAGGGCTGGCATTAGCATACCTGGGAGGGTGTAACCATGCAGGCATTGTCGTTTGTGGGTACGCTAACGTCATTAATGGGAAACCGAGGAAACAAAAGAACAGTTACTCAGGCCGCACCAGTTGAAAAACCAGAAATAGCACCAACAGTTGAAACAATTCCTTACAAAACTGATGCTGAGAAACAACGGTTATTGGCACGTAATTCTAAAGAAAAGCCTACTACCGCTACTACTAGCAGTGGGATTTCAATCTCGAAAGAGGTCACGTAATCATGGCTTTACAAGACCGTTATGATAAACTATCAGTTCATCGAGAACAATTTCTACAGCGTGCACGTCACAATGCTATGCTGACTATACCTTCACTTATGCCCCTAGAAGGGCATGACGGTAAATCCCACCTAATTGAACCTTACCAATCGCTAGGTGCTGTGGGCGTCGTAGGTATTAGCAGTCGTGTGACTATGGCACTTATCCCCGCTGGTCGCCCGCACCTACGCCTTGATATTCCACCTAAACAATTACTTGAATTAAACGGCGAAATCCCTCCGGAAGTTGAACAGTCCCTTGCTAAGGGGGAACGTCTAGTGCAGCACGCTGTTGAACGTGCCAACTGGCGTTCAAGGACTCTTGAGTCTACCCAGCAACTAGTAGTTGCAGGCAGTGTCACTGAACAGTTCATGCCGGATAATACTATACGCGTACATCGCCTTGACCATTTCGTATGGCGCCGAGATGAACGTGGCCGAATTATCGAGTGTATTGTAAAAGAGTGGTGGGATAAAGACGCGTTACCTGAAGGTGTGAGTGCGCCGGGGGATAGTGCCTCCAACCGACCGGGGCGGACTGGTATGGATGAGGATGACGTTTGCATTCTCACCGGTATCCGGCTAATGACAGATGGTATGTATCATGTGTCACAAGAGACTGAAGATGGAAGCCGAGTTGGGGAAACACAAGTGTATGAACCCGACCTAGTTCCGTTTTTGTTTCTGACGTGGTCAAGGACACCCGGAGAAGATTATGGGCGTTCTAAAGTAGAAGAACACGCGTCTGACCTACGGTCTTTAGACTCATTGTCTAAACAGTCTATTGAACAAAGTGCTATGGCAGCTATGAATTTTGTCATGGTTCGACCGGGTGCAACAGCACAAGGTATTCGCAATCGTATAACTCGCATTGCTAATGGTGATGTGGTCCTTGGTGACCCTGAATCTGTTGAACTTAAACAGTTTGTCAACAGCGCAGGCTACCAAGTTACGGCTGATTCTATACAACGACTAGAAGACAGGTTGTCCCGTGGGTTCCTTATGATGTCACCGGGCCAACGGAACGCTGAACGTGTCACAGCCACAGAAATTAAACGTGACATTGAAGAGATTGAGTCTGTACTAGGTGGAACGTTTAGTTCTATATCCTTAGAAATGCTAGAACGCCGTACCGTTTTGCTGCTAGAACAAATGAAAGCAGCAGGTGAGTTCCCACAAGTAGAACGTGATGCATTAGAACCTACTATTCTTACTGGTCTAGAGGCGTTGTCACGCGAACGTGATGTTGAACGGGGGCTTCAAGCTGCCCAAATTGCAACACAGTTTGGTGAACAGGGTCTAATGTACATTAAATTCCCACTTGTTCTGAACAAGATTATGACTGGTCTGGGCTTTCCTGACGCGGTTAAATCTCAAGAAGAAGTGGCACAAGAAACGCAACAGCAGCAGCAAGCACAGATGATGCAGCAAGCTGCGCCCGGAGTTGCACAGGAAGTTGTTAAACAAGCTGGAGGAGGCGAATAACATTGGCTGAAACTAAAATTGAAGAGATTAGCCCAGACGCTGGTTTGCGTAGGTTGACGGGCGATACAGGTGTATTTATTGGGGGAGAGTCTGACCTAACGGCTGCGGCAGAACGATATGCAGCACAAAAGGCGTACTCACGGGGAACTGCTACCCCGGACCAACTAGCAATGCTAAAAGATTTAGACCGTGTGCTTCAGAATGCAGGTAGTCATTTGGCTAGAAGTCAAGACCCTGTTGCAACTCCTACCCGGAGTGCACCACCAACAGCACAAGTTCCCACTACAAGTGGGCACAATGCGGTTAACTTTCTGAACAATTTACGTAATAGGAACTAACGTGGCTGAAGAACAAATCACTGAAGAAACTCCACTCCACACACCTGGAGATTTAGGCGTTGACCAAGCTTCTTACGACAAGTACTACAAAGAAGGGAACTTTGATTGGCAATCGTACTCAAAGGAACTTGAGTACAAGTACTCCCAAGTTACGACAAAAACAGAGGAGACGCCGCAAGCGACGCCCGAGGGAGAAGAAATCCCCAGCGTTGCAGCAGCACAAAACGCCGTTGAAAATGCTGGTCTTAATTGGGAAGACCTTAGCCAACGCATTGGTGCAGAAGGTGACCTCAGTGATGAGGATTATGATGCGCTAACGAACGCAGGTATCCCACCAGAAATCTCACGTAATTATGTCCGCATGGCACGGGCTGACGTTGAGAACACTGTGGCGGATGTGATTTCTAAGTTTGGTGGTAACGAAGGGTTTGAACAAGTGTACAATGCCCTTCAAGAAAACACTACTGTAGAAATACGAAACCAAATTGATTTACTACTGCGTGACTCAGTCACCCGAGATGCTGGGGTAGCTATGTCTTATCAGTACTCAGGTATTCAGCCTAACACCACAACTCCTGTACCTCCACCAACACCTACGCCCGTCGCTAGTCGGGGTAATGCCGGGGCAGCACCGTCGTCTGCACCTCAAGGGTTTGTAGACATGGAACAAATGTCAGCAGCTATGCAAGACCCACGCTACCGGACCGACTCTACGTATCGGGCTGAAGTAGAGGCCCGCGCCCGTGCCGCTAGTTTTGATTTTAACCCTAGGCGACACACCAGTGGACTGTAGGGTCTATTCGGTTTAATTTTATGAGGTGTATATTATGACTGACGGACTTGGTGAATCTATTATGGGGGAGGTGGCAAGTCTACTTGGACAGGGTTCTGCCCGAACAGAAGTTACTGACCAAGCAGAGTTAGATTATGCCAATCGACCAAACGACTCCGGCATGGAAGGTATAATGTTTGACAACCCAGATGTTACGCCAGAACTAGGTATTCCTGAAGGGGAAAGCCCTGGTGTTGCTGACACACCAATTATGGCCCCTGTACAAAAAAAAGTAAAAAAAGCAGACACTATAAAAGTAAAAGAAACCCCAGCCCAAGCACAGCGTAAGTCTGTGGCACAGAGTCGTAAAAAAGCTAACACCGCTGGTGTCAGTGGCGTTAGTTCTACTGGTGGCAGTGGCATTAGTATTGTTGGGGCATAAATAAGTAAACAGAAACAGTGGGAAAAAATTGTGGACATAGAAACCCTACATCTAGACATATTTAGAACACACATACAACAAGTAGATTTCCCTTTTGATGAGTTCACCACTCGTCTTAGGTCCGAGATACTGGATATGCGTGAGAAAGACGCAGAAGGAATCTATCGTTCCAACCAAGCGGGAACTTGGCACAGTTCTGATTCATTGTTACAGGACATCCCGTCTGGAGAAGAGTTGAGTCAAATGTTTTTTGATTGCGTACAAAAGTACGCAGGTACATTTGCAACTCAACCGGGAGAGTTACATCTAAAACTCTCCGCGTGGGCAATGGTCTACTCCAATGGAGGTTACGCGACCGTGCACACTCACCCCAATTGTCATTTCTCTAGTGTCTATTACGTAGACTCAGGTCCACAAGTCGATGAAGTCACGGCGACCGGCGCTGAGATTAAGGCTGGTGATATTGAGTTTCTTG